AGAAAGTTATTTACAAATCTTTCGCTCTGTTGGCCGTTTACCGGATCGATAGTTACTCTCCTTAGAAGGTCTTGGTGCCCCGCCGCATCTTGGCCTTGAAAACGTGTTTTAAGGGGGATCAATTTGTGGGTACCAAACCTGTTTCCATCCAAGGCGATTTCGTCTAGCGTTTTGCGACGAAATATAGCAACAAACGTCGCGAACCATTGAAGTCTGTCTGACAAAGAGATTGCCGAACTATCGTCAACCAGATTGCTGGAGTTTCGATTAAAACTTTCACCGGAACGGTTCATTTGCATGGCTGTTATAAGAGGGGCGTTTATTTCTTCCGATATTCTTTTTAGTTTGTCAATTTTTTCTCCTATAGCTTGGTGCTCTGCCCAATTTCTATCGACCCTTTCTCCGGTTAATTTAACGTAATCATAAGCAATGATGCATTTGTTCCCGCGCCCAACGTATTTCATGTGCCATCTCCTAATCATCGAACACACTTCGTCTGTGGTTTTGTTTTTAACGTGATAGTGGTAATATTTACTTTTTTCAAGTTCGGAAAAATATCTTCTGACTTTTTCAACCATCTCTTCGTCATTCCTCCACTTACCGGTTTCCAAAAACCACAAGGGTACTCCTGTTTTGGCTGCCGCCATTCTAAATTGGATCTCTTCAGTTGTCATCTCCGTGTCCAACACTAAAACTGGAACATCGTTTTTCATGGCTGCTCCCAAGCACAACTCGTTAATGAAAGTTGTCTTGCCTTGGGCCGGTCTGGACACTATCGCATAAATGTTTCCTCCCCGTAGCCCTCCAAAAAGTCGATTAAACTCATTGTATGTGGTGGCAAGTCCTGTCTCATCAGTTGGGCTGTTTCCTCTTTCCTCGATCTTAAACTCTAGGTCATCGAAAACATTCTGAGGATCGTCTTCAAAGGAATAACTGGAAACCCTTTCGCTATAGATGGCGTCGGTAGAAGCTATTATCGAGTCTAGGTCTTCGTTAGAAGAGTTGGTTACATGCTCTTTGATTCGATCTGCTGTGTCGCTTAACTCCCTTCTAATACGATACTTAACGAGCTCTTTGCAAGATCCGATAACCGCGTCACGAGTTATCGACGTGTAGCTTAATGTGTTGATATAATCATAAATATCAATGTCATCTTTTGACGAAATACCCAAATTGGATATTTTGGTAGCTACTAAAACCTTGTCGATTTTTTCCCCGTTCAGGATAGACTCCCTAAGAATACAATAAATGGTCTGGTGAACATCGTTGTAAAAGTCTGCCGCACCAACAAAAGAGTCTACCTCTGGTAATACGTCAGGATGTTTAAGGAGCCCCCCTAGGACATGGCCCTCTACCTGATTAGAATATATGGGCATTTATATTATTTATATACCCGGTCTACCTTGAAGAAATAATCAAAAAGAGTGTCGGGAGCCTGAAGCCCTCCGATTGCTGTATATACGGCCACACCTTTCTTCGCCCCCGCATAAATCCCACGATGCACCGTAGACCCACCGCCCATCATTCTACTTAGCTGTTCGAAACCATGTTCCAAGCTGGATTGGGGAATCTTGTCGAGAGAATCCTTGTCACCAATAATGATGCACGCAGCTACGTTTCCCGTAACGACATCTATGCCCGCCAGAATATTTTTACGTAGATTGTCTCTTACTGCGTAGGAGATGCCAGTATCGCTAAAATCCTTTACCGGCGTCGCTCCGAACATAATTATCCCCGAAGATAGAATAGAGTCGAGGTCGGCTTTGTCGAAAGTGGTATAAGCAGACTCTTTAGCTGCTATTTTATTGAAGAGATGGAAAATCGAACAAATGCTATTATTTGCTGTGCTCCAAAATTTGTTAACGCTTAATTTCGGGTAAAGTTGTTTGATTTTTTCATTGTCTAGAATAATCAAGGGTGAAACTACCCCAGCCTTCTGGAGGTCTAGGGTTTTAAGGACGGTCTTTTTTGAGTTTTCTTGAACCCTCGTCCCTTCTCCTCTCGTGGGTAACGCTAAAACACAACCTATTTTTGCGTCCGTGTCTTTTTTCTCTTTTCCCAGAGATTGGCTAAGGTCGTGGCATATATCCACCACCCTGCCTACACCTCCGGCTCCGGTGCCTCCTCCTGCGCCCGCGCAAACCAAGACTCTTTCGTATCCGTTGCCGAAGACCTTTTTAAGAAAATCTAAAATGTCTTCATATCTTGTCCGAAAGACTTCATCCGCTGCTTCTGGGTTTTTCCCCGCTCCACCATCTCCAATAAGGAGTTTGTTCTCGTCCGGAATTTTAATCAGAGACAGGTCTTGCTGCGCAGTGTTGATAATCCCAACCCTCCTGTACCCCAAGTTCCAAAATGACTCCGCAAGACGCGAGCCTCCCTGACCCACCCCAACCACGGCAAAGTTAAAAGCGGCATCACTGAATACGTCGCTAACGCTTTCCTCGAGTGGGTCATCGTCGGGAAGTGGAATGTCCGGCAAATCTATTCCGAGGTCGGTAATTTCTGTGGACGGTTCATTAGAAGCAGAAACGGACACGGCTGAATCTTCCGAATTTGGTTCCACTGGGGATTCGTTTGGGATCGTTGGTGCTTCTCCAGCCACAAGCGGGGGGGAAGCTTCGTCAGGCTTATTTTCTGGATAATATTCGTGGATAGGTGTATCACTCATTTTCGTCTAATCCTTCTTCTTCTTCTTCGTGCTCTTCTTCAAAAATATTATTTATATTTTCATTAAAACTTTTAGCGTTCATGTCCTCCATTGCCTCCGCCCAGTGACTTACTAAATATTGCAATGACATGGCGTTTCTTTCATCCTCCACCTTGGAGTAAACTTGAGGGTTACCGTCCTCGTCAAAATTAAACAGCATAAAGCCTCCACACGACCATTCGCTAATCTGGTCTAAGATAATGTCGGGCACTCTATGTATCTTGCTGATTTTCATACAACTTATTACACTATTTTACATATTTACCGAAAACTTCTCCAAAATGTATTCGGGAGACAGGGATGCTAAATCATCCCCTGTTATTTCCAAAAGTTTAAAATTATTGTTTTCAAGCCACACCCTCTTATGGTAGTCTCTTTTAATCGACTTTAGGTAATTAGCTCGCGAGTTACCGTGAAAAAACTTGTTAAATGACTCGTGTTGAGCACCTTGCACTTCTACGGCGATTCTTTTGGTCATGTTTATCATGTCTACTTTCATCCTTGTCCCGTAAACCGGAAATTCTTCGTAGCATATATGGTTAACCCAATAAGGTTTGAAAAATTGCTTAACTTCAAATTGAATATTTGAGCGACATTCTTTTTCCCACTCGATTCGATATTTGTTAACACTTTTGTATGCAAGTTTTCCCGCTATGTTGTAAAGCTTCACTTAGCAATTTGTAAGGCTTTTCTGAATTTGTTAAAAAGAAAATCACATATTTCCACCTTGTCTTCCAAGTATTTGCGAAAATTATCTGCGCCTTGATGTTTTGCTACCATCTCTAGGTTGGCTTCTTTCAGTTCCTTGATTATTGATTCGTCTACAATAATCCAAGCCCCGCTAGCTTTCGTCATATCAAATTGTTGAAGCATAAATATCACTTCGTATTCTGTCCAGATGCTCCTACCTCCAATACGACCATATTTAATTGGATACTCCACTTTTTTTCCAGTTTTCTCATTGGCAGATTTTCGGAAGATAACCTTACAGTGATGGCCTTCTGGTTCGTCAGATTTAGGTGGTATCATATCTTTCTGGTACCGAGGCTGAAACTCCAAAATCCAGTCAGAATAGTGAAGCAACGCGTTTCCTCCAGAAGCGTTTGTTATTTTGGGGTCAGCGGTTACGTACCCAATGGTGACTTTGCTTCTGACCTGAGAAATCATGAAACATATGTGACCTTTTGTTGAAAGCGCTAAGGCCATTTTCTTCAAAAAATTAGAACTTAAAACAGAACCCCCTGCGACCTTATCTGATTCCTCAAAAGGACGATTCAAGTCATTTTTGGGAACCATAGCGTCCATTGAGTCTATTATAAAAAAATATTTACATTCAGTAGGGTTATCGGTGATTAAATTCTTCATTAACTGCAAAACACTCTCAAAAATATTACTTTTATAAACAAACCATTTCTCTGCCGAAGTGTCTACGCCGGACCGTTCTATCATTTCGGGAGATAATCGCCCTTCCGACTTAATGTAGATAACCATACCGTTATCCACCGTTTTTTGGAAATTTCTACCAAAAGAAAGAGCGCAGGAAGTTTTGCCCCCCTCCACAACTCCTGACGCTCTAATTACAGAAGGGCGAATTCCTCCCCCCATTTCTATGTCTAAAAGCAGGCTTCCGCTGGACACTACATATTCGTGGGTTTTTTCAAAGTTAAAGTGCTCATCCTTGTTTTCTTGGAGGTAGCTCTGTATTTGCTGTACAGGGCTTGAGCCTTCAGTTGTTTTCTTTTTCGCTGCCATGTTTTATGAAATCCTTAATGTTGGTGGTTTTTTTTGACATCACCTTGTCTTCACCGAATTTGGCGTCAGATACATTATGCCGAATAGGGGGCGCTAAGTCAAGACCAAATTTAGCATACTCTACTTTAAGGTAGGCTAAGCCTTGGGGGGAGACATACCAACTTAAGCTTTCGGCGCTGAATTTAGGGGGTAAAGCGGCCCAGAAGGCCCTTAAGGGGTACCTGTCTATTAGTTTTTTGGTTAATCCCATCTCGCGAGATACGGCGACCTTATTTTTCCACAGAGCTTTCGGTTTGTCCAAAAACTTGTTTATTATAAACTGGTTTAAGGTTTGCTTTCGCCTCCTTTTCGCCGCCATAAATCAAGAGTAAGGCTTATGGGGTTGGATGTCAAGCAGCGATTTTTCTAAAAAAGTCCCTTATTTTATTTTTAATACGAAATTTTAAAGGGGCTTGCCAGCCATTGGGTCTTGCGTGCCAATGAAGATGGTCGAGGATCTCGTTTTGCGTCTTGTCTACGTAAAAATCTTCATCACCGAACTTCTCCTTGGCTACTTTTGAGA